TGAGCTTCAGTAAGGTCGCCGGTGAACGATTGCAACGTTGTGGTCAGAACGTCGGCGGTAACCCAATCCTTCTCGAGTGACTCTCGGAAGTTGTTGCCAGCCTTCTTCCAATCCTCGAACGTTGTATCGATGTCAACGTCTTGTAGCGTGCCGAGAGCCTTGCCGGTCTCGAACAGAGCCTTCTGGAACACCTCGCCGCCCAAACCAGCATTGACTACCGACACCCAGTCGATAGCACGAACCTTGCCGGTTGCTAGTGCTTGCGAGAGCTGATACATCGCCGAGCTCGCTTGGTCGGCGTTTGAGCCAGATATAGCGGCCAGGTTTGCGATGCCCTTGATGGCTCCCACTGACGTATCCAGATCAACGCCAGCCGCTGTGAAGGTGCCGATGTTCTTCGCCATCGTAGCGAAGTTGTAGATCGTTCTGTCGGAGTACTCGTTCAACTGATCAAGAGCCGCTGTAACCTGATCCAGCGTAGTGCCCTTGCTTGACGTGTTCGCCAAGATCGTCTGAATCGAGTTCATGTTGGTTTCCATCTCACGGAAACCGTCGGCAATCGGATCTGTGGTAAGCGACGTCACCATGTCGATACCGGTTCGTACCGCACTCGACGCGATCTGAGCGAGAGCAGTGATGCCAATGGTGGCAAGCGCCAGGAACTTCTTGCTGACCCCAGCTACTCCATTCACCATTGGTGACATGTTGAATTTACCGACTTGGTCAGAAAGGCCGGCAAGGCTTCGACTAGATGCGCCGAACTCCAACTTGCTTTGAACCTTCTGAATATCCCCCAACGCATCAGCGACCTTGTTGGAGAACTGACCTGTGTCCAGCGTTGCTTTGAACTTGAGATTCTCACCGAGGTTCCCAAAGCTCTTGCTAAGGTGTGAGAAGTCCATCGAGCGCTTCAGATTGTCCAGGCTCTTGATGCTCTGGGCAATATCCCGTTCGAACTTGGCGTTGTCGAACGTCATGTGAATGATTCTGTTGTCGATGGTACTCATCTTGTCACCTTCTTCCAAATCTCGTATGCGATCTGATCAAACAACGGCTGCATGACTGGATTGATGAAATCTCGGCCCTGCACGTATCCGCCAGTACCGGTTGCATGACCGTACTGAATGAGAATTACAATCGGAACGTTCTGCTCCTCGTTGTCGTTGTACCAAGAGATCGTTATGCCCTTGTGGTCTTGCTCGATCACGTATCGCCACCGCTTAGATGTCTCTCGAGTGTCTTTGGGCGTGGCATTTGCCAATGCGTCGACACCACGTTGACCGTACGTATCCAATGACGGGAACTGTTGGCGTCTAGACATACGCTTCAGAAACCGCTCAGTGTCCTTGAACGAACCGGAATGGGTTACGCCGATCACGACGCCTCCTTACGCAACAGATGCGCTAGCGAGACTCACCAGATCTCCTAGAGATGGCAAATATGCGTCGCCAGAAACTCCTCCGTAGAGAATCAGCTCCAGTGCTGACACAAATTCGGGCGTTGATTTGGACGTGTCAAATATGAGATGGGCGGTTGGTCTGAACCCAGGAACCCGAGAGGGAATGCCGTTGAGGGTCCATTCGAATTCCTCCATGTCAACAGTTTTTGACACCGTCTTGTGAGACTTCTGCGACGGCATGGCATTGAGGTTCGCAGCCACGTGGATCTTGTACCCGAGCAGAGCATCGACATCATTGCCGACTCTGGTTCGCCATGACAAGCCAAACAATCCTGGAGATTGTCCAGTCACAAACAACCCATTGGTTGCTTCGACGGTTCCTTCGAACTCACCGAATTCTTCTGGGTAAGTGATCGCCTTGAGTGTGGCGCTGAAGTCTCCAACAGAAATCACGTCGTCGATCTTGACGCCATCCCAGTAAACCGGACTTGCTTGAGCTCCAGTGTACTTCTCGTCGACTGCTGTCAAGCCATTCCACGGAATTCCGCTTCCATCGGCGAGGTAGAGAACTCCACGATCGAGACCTGATTCAAAGAATCGTTGTCCGACGCCATCCCATGCAAGTGCAGTCATCATTCCTCCTATCCGCTGGTTCCGAGTTTGGCTCTTCGTTCTTCGTTGAGCCGACGATTGTTCTCTGCCAGTTCTTGCCTAGACACCTTTTTCCCGGTCGTCTTACTCTGCTTGACCCCGAAGATTCGAATCAGAGCAAACAATCGATTGAGATGCCAATTGGCGAACTCGTGAGGGATGTTGAACGAAAGCATCCAGTAGTAGATCAACTCTGCAGTGATCTTCTCTTGGCGCCCTTTCTTCTTCGTTTCTTCCCTGAATGTTGTTGCTGTTTGCTTGGAGTCGATGTACTCGTTGATTGTTTGAAGATTCTCAGCCGACAGTCTGGAAAGTTTTTCGAAGGAAACCTCCGGGGGAATTACCATGAAATAGATGTACCAAAGCATCTCTTCTTGACTCTTCTCAGAATCAGATAAGAATGCCTTCTCGAACTTTGACTCCCATTTTGACAGGGAGATCAGAGAATGCTCGAGGTTGATCTGAAAGGATTCTTCATTGCTGAAGCGCTCTTTCACTTCATCCCACATCTCTAATCCTTGGACAGTGATGATGAGCATTCTCTGACCTCCCGTGTCATCACGTGACGTTGACGTAGAACGGATTCGCCTGACCCGACGGAACATGGAATCCAGCGCCGGCCGAAAGCACGACCTTGTGAATTCCATTCGCCAGAGTGAGCGCTTCCGCAGCCGCCTCGTTGACAGCAGCGCCGCCGACGACAGTGACGAACGTCGAACCGTCCCATGCCTGAACCGTGAACAGAACGTTGGTCGTGGTACCGCTGATGGCGACCGAATCGACGGCGCCAGCAACAACGACGTTCGTTGCAGTGGGTGTTCCAGCGAAGATCGCAACGACTTCGTCGGGAGTAGGCAGAGTCGGATCGCCGGATGCGCCGTAAAGCAGATCTAGCAACGTTGTCATGTCGGCCTCGGCGACTTCGGTCGAATCGATCGTCATCGAGTTGGTCTGGCCCTGCTCGCCATCGATGGTGACTGGTACCGGGACGCCGGTCAGCTCGTAACTGAGCTCGGTCATCTCCGGCGAGTCATTCACCGTGTCATGCGATTCCTCGGACGGCGAGGCGTACAGACCCCAGAGCAGGTGAATCTTGAAGCCGAACGAATCGCCTTCGATGTCATTGCCCTTGCGAGTGCGGTATGCGAAGCCGAATGGCCGACGAGTTTGCTGACCGATTCGAACGCCATCGGCTGGTGTGACGTAGCCATTGAACTGATCGAATTCGGGTGGGTATGTGTAGCACGTCACCGTGCCTTCGAGTTCCTCGACCGAAGTCAACACACCGTAAACGATGTTGTCGGCGTAGGTCTTGGTCTGCTCGGCTCCGGTTGGCGACTCAGTGACATTCGTGAGACCATTCCAGGCCACACCATCACTGTATTCACCTGCCCCGTCGGGGATGTAGAGAACCCCGTGATCGACGCCGGTTTCGAATTGCTTCTCACCGACTCCATCCCATGTGATTGCCATTTGTGTTTCTCCTTCAGAAGAACAGTTTGTAAACGTCGTGGTTGAGATTGTCTACCGCAAACCACCGGTCGTAAGCGCACATCGGCAAGGCTTCGATTGCTGCTCTGATCGAATTCGATTCGTCAGGAAGTCTCGAAATCACCTGGATCTGATAGCGTTGTGTATGGCGGTATGGGTAGTTGTCCGCATGCTGCATCCTCGCAAAGTCCCGAGAATATAGAATGCACGGATACTCCATTCCTGTGGAAGGAGGCCGTTGGAAGTAGACGTGATCAGCTATTGCATGGAGTATTGTGCTGAGTTCAGATCGGGGTCGGCCCATTGTACACCTTTCCAATACTGAGAATGAGACGGGGGCGCTGAACCTCCACGGATGGAACAGTCCAACGCTCCCCTTCCCACTCTACGTATTTGATCAGATGCCAATGACCAAAAGCATACTCATCAGCGTTGATGCTGATCGAGTTGCTCACAGAAATATCGCTGTTGACTGAGTCAACCGCTGGGTCCAAGCGACGAGTGTTTCGAATCACATCACCGAAATATGATCTCTCGGTAATGACATCTTCCCACACGTCGGACCCGGTTGAAGTCTCTGTTGAAACTCCGTATCCGACATTTCCGTAGAATCTGGCCATCACAACTCCCTAGTTGGTCACACCGGTCGAGTGAACGACCAATCGTCGGCGTCACTGTCACTGAAGTAGTAGCTGGCCGAGGACGGAACAGCGTAGATGCCGAGTGTCTCGCCCGGATCGAGTGCGGTGAGAGCACCGGACACCGTGGCATCCGTGTCGGCACGCTTGTAGACGACGCCAGTGGTGGCGACGATCGTGATGACACCCGTCTCTTCGTCGAAGGTCGGGTCGGCCGGGGTTGTCAACGCAGCACCAGCGGGAACGCTGTTGAAAACGATCGCCGACTTGTACTGGATCAAAGCACCGCAGAGACGAGTCTCCGTCAAGAACTTCTCCTGGTTGTAGTCGATGTCGAAATCCTCGTAGTCAGTGATCTGACCCTTCTTGGCTGCGCCGAAGCAGTAGTCCACAGGATTGACCATGATGCCGACGATCGTCGGGCTGTCCTCGAGCACTTCGACCGCAATGATTTCTCGAACACGAAGTTCGACAGCGATGTCAGCAACCGACTTGAACATTCGCTCATCGGTGTCCGGGTTGCGAGTGGTGAGGAATCGAGCAATCCAGTACTCGGTGGTGTAGAAGTTCGGAGAGCCCGAACCCTTGTACTTGGACCGGTTCATGATCGCCGCATCGATGACCTCGTTCATAGACGAGCTGGCATCCGACACATTGACGTTCACCTGCGTGACGTAGAACTCGTCATCGGTTGCGATCGGGCGGATCTTGGTCTCGTCGATCTTGTCCGGATCGTCGAATGCACGACCGTCACCGACGAGCGCCGCACGAGCGATTTCCTCACGGAGCATGAAGTGCATCTCGGGCTTGATCCAAGCGATCAAGTCGAAGTCCTCGACATCAATGATGTCGTCTCGTTCGAACTTCTGCTTCTTGTAGACCGTCTTCGGCGTGGTCTCACGCTGAGAGATCTCGAAGAACTGCTCCTTCTTGAGCGTCCCCTTGATGTAGCCCCGAGCACGAGCCTGTTCGAACGTCAGATCTGCCGTACGGGTCTTGATGAACCCGGTCGGACGCTTCGACGTGGCGTTGATGAACGGCTCCACCCACTCCATCCGACGGGTGATCCACTGAGGCGGACCGCCGTTGACGTCGGTGGCCTCCGGGAAGAGCACCTCGATGTTGGTGATGCCGTGCTGAAGCACGAACTGGTTGATGATGTGCTTGACGCTGCGAGCACCCGACTCACGAGCATTGTGCAACAGCGTTGCCAGCTCTTCCCCGAGGTCCGTAGCACGGAACTCCGCATGCTTCAACTCGCCGCCATTGGCTTTCTGGACGAGTTCGTCGTGGGAGAGAGTTCCGGCGTCAGCCTTCCCCTTCTCGAACAAGTTCTTGGTAGTCACGTTCTTCCCTTCTGGGTCTTGGTCATGTTGCATGTCGTCTTGCTTGGCGTCGCCGCCCTCTTGGTCCAGCTCCACCACTCCTACGAGATAGTGAACCAGTTCCTGTTGTTCGGGGCTCATCGTATCGAAGATCTCCTGAGGAGTCTTCGTGGCATCCGATGCACCGGTGTCGCCGCCGTCGCCGTCGGCATGTTCGGCCTTCTTCTCACCTTCGGGCGTCTCTTCCTCGATTTCGTGGTCGAGTTCGAGCTTCATTCCGGTGTGAATGATGGCTTCTTCGTCAAGAACTGTGATGTCAGAAGGATCGTCAGAATGACTGATCGTGACATTCACAATCTTGGCTTCCGGATTTGCGCCGGCCATGACCAAGCTGACCTCTCGGATTGCTCCGTGGAAGACTTGCAAGGCCTTTTCCTTGAGCTTGTTCGCCCAAATCGACATCATCGTGATGTCACCATGTTGCACGCACTGCTTTTGGTGCTGCCCGTGTACAGTATCGTTGAAGAACAGATCGGCCCACATACCTTCGGGCTTTGCCGTCAGAATTGCGTGACCAAGAATGTTCGTCGGGGTGTCGTGTCCGTGTTGCCAAACGAGAGGAACCCGCATACCGTTCTGATGCGCAAAGGCATCCGGCATGATGGTTCGTCCGTCTGAACAGCGGACGTTGGCGTAGGTCGCCCAACCGCTGCAATCAGCTTTCATTTTGACTGTTCCTTTCAGATGTTTGAACCTCTGAGTTTGGTGTTGGTTGTGGCATGTTGGCGTTGAGTAGCTTGTCCGCTTCCGGATCATCGGAAGGCTTCAACCCGAGTCTCTGACGCCATTCATTGGGTGTCATTACCTTGTTCCTCGACAACTTGTCAACGATGTCGGCTAGTTGTGAGAGCGGAACGAACTTGAACGGATCTGTGAAGAACATGATCCATTCATTACGTTCCATTCCAAGCTTGCCAATGAATGCTCGGATTTCT